TTATGACAGTTTCTTTTGTTCTATCGCCTGTTCAAAAATATCAACAGAACGGTTTGCCATCGCTTCTGTATCATGTACATAGGTTTGCAGGGTGGTTTGAATGTTGGCGTGTCCCAAACGGGTTTGAACGTCCTTTACATCTGCCCCCGATTCAATCAAAATCGTTGCATGGGTATGCCGCAAAGAGTGATAATCAAACGCAAGCAACAGTTCATCGTGAACGATTCTGGAGCAGTGTTTGAAAGTATTCGTTGATGTGTACTGCCCATTTTCCGCAATGCAGACCAGCTTGACCCGTGGGAGCGCAGATTGTAAGCACTTCTGAACTGGTACGATTCTTTGCATTTCGTTGCCCTTTTCATCCAGTTCTTTCTTGATTACATGAATCGTGTAGTATTCACCATACTTCAATTCATTCTCCAGCTGGATGGTGCGTTCCTGTTTCAACGCTTGATACAGCGTTTCACCAAACTTGACCGTTCTGCTGGAAGATTGCGTTTTGGGCGTGGTAAAGTACCACGATGAGCGAAATTCTTTTTTGCCTTTCTTCTCTATCACCTTGCGAACGTCTGCCCCAAAGTTCCGCACAACAACTTGTTTGTTTACTGTCAATTCCCGTTTTTCAAGATCAATATCATCCCATGTTAAGGCAAACGCTTCTGAAATGCGCAACCCGGTATAAAAGCCGATCATCAACGGAATATGAAACCGTGATCCAGCCGGGAAGCGTTCAATGATCCTGTTCCAATCTTCCATTGTAAGCACAATGCGTTCACGGGGCTTACGCTCTATCTTGGGGAACTTCACATAGCGCATGGGGTTTGCAGAAAGGTAGTGCATGGGTTCAACCGCATAATCCAAAGATGCACCAAACACAGACAGAATACCGACAACCGAACTTTTTGCTAGACCGTTCAGCTTCAGACTGTTGGCGTACTCTTGCAAGATTGCCGAAGTAATAGCCTTTAACCGATACTGCCCGTACTTGGGCTTCAAATGCCCCTCTATGATTCGTAAGTAATTTACTTGGGTACTGTACTTCAGATTCGGCTTGCAGTACAGATCATACCACTGATCCAGATAATCCGACACGGTGATTTCAGACGGTGTAAAGACTGCCCCGGCGTTATTGTATTCATTGATTGCCTTGGCAAGTGCGGTTTCAGCTTCTTTCTTTGTCTTAAAGCCGCCTTTTTCTCTTTTTTGCCGTTTACCGTCTATCTTTCCTAAATCGAAATAGTAAGACCATGTTGCCCCACGTTTTCTTGTTCCGCCTGTCATAAGTATACCTTTCCTTTCGTTGATTTTTGAATCATGGAATGGTATACTTACACATAGACCACTTCACGATTCTTTGCAGGTTTCTTGATTTGGTTGCTTTCGGAATCCCTGTCTATTGCAGTAGGCGGGGATTTCTTTTATATACAAGCGTTTGCGTTAAGCAAGGAAAAGAATACTCTCGCCCCACAAAAACGCCGTACAACGCTTATATGCGCCATTTCCGGCCATCACTTGCAGATGATAGCCGGATGTGTTGAGCCGTTGCCCTTTACAGAGGGTGACGGCTTATTTTTTGTTCTGCTGTTGCTTTTTCCATAAAAATGAAAAAAGCAAATCTCCCGTGGATGATTGAAGTTGATCGTACTCCTTACCAGACAAAACCACAGAAATACCATTTCCAGTAATCACATACGAACACAATGTACTTTCCTCTTGGCTTCCATCTAGTTCTTCTTTAACTGCATACCCTAGTGAACGAAGATAGTTTTGAAAGCTGTTATACTCTGCATATTGCTTTCCTGCATCTGGATTTTTAAGATCAAAGTATTCTACTCCCATTAGTTCAAATGCACTTACTCCTAAGGCCGATGCAATTTTTTCAACAGTTTCCAACTTTGGATTTTGTTTTCCGTTCTCATACTTTCGTATGTTGGGTTCAGCTATTCCACAAATTTCCCCTAATCGTTTTTGAGTAAGCCCCCTTTCCTTTCGGATTCTCTTGATATTTTCATTAACTGTCAATGTCAAATCACCCTCTTTCTGAACTAGTATAACATATACATTCCAGAAAGAACAGCTTGAAAATAATCTCTTTCAGGTATTGACAGCGCAATAACAAGCTGTTACAATGATAATAACAGATAAAAAACAATCTGTCAAGCATATTCGCTGTATCGGTACTGCAATGCTGATACAGAATAAAAAGAGAGGTGAACCGATTTGAAAGTTAATTTTCAAAAGTTGCAGATTGCATTAGCGACCGCCTGCATGAATCCTTATGATCTTTGCAAAGAGATCAGCATTCAATACCAGACGTACAGGAGAATTGCAACGGGAAGCAACTGCAAACCCGCAACTGTTGGCAAAATCGCTAAGGCTTTGAATGTACCTGTAACTGATCTCATTGAAAATGAGTGAGGGATTCCGAAAGCAACTAGAATTTACTGCAAAGAAAGAAGGGAGATAATTGTTCTTTCGCGGATATGTCGAAACCAAAGATAAACAGTGCGTGGAGAAGTTCAAGGGCAGGACGGACTTTAAGACCTATGAACAGGTGAAGTCTTTACCAGAGTTCGCCGGGATTCTGGCAGAAGATACGATCCTTGTTGATTTGGACGATGGGGAAAGTTCGGATGTTCTGTTCAAAGTTGTTCAAGATTATTCTTTGAACTGCCGCGTTTATCGTACCACGCGGGGCAAGCACTTTCTGTTCAAAAATAGCGGCGTGGGCGGCTGTAAGACCCATTGCACCCTTGCAATCGGCTTGAAAGCTGATATTAAGGTGGGCGTGAAAAGTTCCTATGAAGTGCTTAAATACGGCGGTGTAGAGCGTGAAATCCTCTATGATACCGCCGAAAATGAGCAAGCGCAACCGCTCCCCCGGTGGCTGTTTCCCGTTCGTAGCAAGATGGCGTTTCTTGATATGGAAGAGGGGGACGGACGAAATCAAGCCCTGTTTAATTACATTCTGACCCTGCAAAGTAATGATTTTACCGTGGAAGAAGCACGGGAAACCATTCGGATCATCAATAAGTATGTGTTGAAAGTTCCTCTGTCAGACAGCGAGATTGAAACTATCTTGCGGGATGATTCGTTCAAGAAACCCGTTTTCTACAACGGTAGCACGTTCTTGTTTGATAAGTTCGCTATCTTCCTGAAGAACAACGCCCATATCATCAAGATCAATAATCAGTTGCACATTTACAAGGACGGTATCTATACCGCTGGATATGGCGAGATTGAAGCCGCCATGATTAAGCACATCCCCGATCTAAACCGTGCAAAGCGGTCTGAAGTCGTTGATTATCTTGATCTGCTGATCCGGGACAACACTAAACCAGAGGACGCGCACCTGATCGCGTTTAAGAATGGCCTGTATAACATCATTGATGGTTCTTTTGTGGGCTTTACCCCGGAACACATTATCACCAATAAGATTCCTTGGGACTATACGCCGGATGCAACTTGCCCTTTAGTGGACAATGTGTTGAACCGCCTTTCCTGCAATGATGCGGAAATCCGCGCTTTACTGGAAGAAGTAGCTGGAGCGTGTCTATACCGCGATAACAAGTTAGGCGGCGGCAAAGCCGTAATTCTGGTAGGCGATAAGAGCAACGGCAAATCAACCTATATCGAAATGCTTCACGCCATGCTTGGAGATAAAAATATATCAACCCTTGATTTCAAAGAACTTGACGATAGATTTTCAACAGCTATGTTGTTCGGTAAGTTGGCAAATCTTGGCGATGATATTTCGGATTCTTTCAAAGAAGATGTTGCTATTTTTAAGAAGATTGCAACAGGCGAAAGCATTAAAGCCGAAAATAAAGGCAAGGACGCTTTCCAATTTATCCCCTATGCAAAGTTGATTTTTTCAGCAAACAACATTCCCCGTATGAAAGACCCCACCGGGGCGGCTATGCGACGACTTCTCACAATCCCGTTAAACGCTAAATTTTCAGAAAATGATCCCGATTATGATCCGCAAATCAATGTAAAGCTGACCCAACAAGAAGCAATGGAATATTTTATCCTGCTTGCGATTGGTGGTTTGAAGCGTGTACTAAAAAACAAGCACTTTACTGTTTCTCAAAAGGTACAGCAAGCTAAAACCGATTATGAGCAGGAAAACAACCCTATCTTAGCTTTTATTGAGGACTGCCGGAGCGATAACGGAGATGTTGAGGGCATTTACAATGAAGCAACACGAGAAGTTTACATCCGCTATGATGAGTTTTGCATTAAAAACAACTTTCGCCCTGTGAATCGTCTGACATTTTCAAAACAGCTCAATCAAGCATTGGGAACAACTGTTAAAAATATGCGCCTGAACGGGAAGCAGTGCAAAGTGTTCGTTGAACAGTAACGAACAGTAGCACAACAGTAACAATAAACGGTAACACTCGAAAATTGTTTTATATTCGCTATATTTTTCAAGAGTGTTACCGTTGCTACTGTTCAAAACAGTTTCTATACAAAGGCGGTGCGTCAACGCTAAACAGCAATAAATATAAAAGATAGATATAATATAGGCGAACAGTATCAACGGTAACAGTAGCAAGAAAGGACTGATAATTTTGACAGGTGAAGAATATGCTAATCTTCTGTCCAACATCCAGAAGATCAATAAGATTGAATGGGTTACAAAAGGCGACCCGTGGGAAGCAGATGTTTGCAAGATAAGAGTTTTTGCGGACAGCATCACCTTTGATATGATTTGGGGCTATCCCAAATATTCCGCTGAAACAAGTTGGTATGATGCCTTTCTTATCAGCTTTGTTCTTTGGAAACTGCGCAAGCAGTATGGAGAAACAGAAGATTTCAAGCCCATTTATAATACAGACGAACTTACCAAAGAAATCAACAACTGTATCAAACTCCTAGAAGATAACGGCGTGTCTGTAAATTTCAATGCTGAAGAATGAGGTTGCAAATAATGACTAATTCTAAAATTTCGCTTGCCACCGCGCGTGTGAACGCCGGGTATACCCAAAAGGAAGTAGCCGAACGGCTGAACATAGGCGAACGCACTATCAGACGATGGGAAAGCGGTAAGACCGCCCCCACGGTTGATAAGTTCATTGAACTTTGTAGGCTGTACAACTGCCCTGCAACCGCTGTCAAATACTAAAGAGAGGTGCTTTACTATGAATAACACACCTAACGAAATTCTCTATGAGATGATAAGCAAGTTCAAACAGCTTGACCGCGTAGATCAAGGCCGGGCTATTGCTAGAATCGACTATTTGCTTGAGAATGAAAAGTACCATATCAAAACTGTTCCTGTAAAGGTTGAGGGCACTTTGATTTTCGTTGGATTCTAATTCAGATTGAACTGTTTTGAACACTTTTTTGAAATATTAACGTCAAACGGTGGTGATTGATTGAGCGAGAACGAAGTTAATTTGAAGTTACTGGAAAGTATTACAGGCAGTGAGGTATTTAAGCAAATCCTAGAAGCCTTTCCCGGCGAACGGCTTTACATACCGGGCAGAGGTGAATTTACATCAAAACAGGAGCGAAACAACGCCATTCGCCGGGACTTCTATAACGGCGTTGACGTTGACGCTCTCGCCGAAAAATACAAGCTATCCGCTACTTCCGTATACCGCATTATTAATGACCGGGGCTAATTACCCCGGTTTTTATTTTTGCCAAAAATGACTAAATATTGTGTATTTTAAGCGCATCTAACGCTATATATGGTATAATTTATATTGAAGTACGATAAATTCAGAAAGGTGGTGAAAGAGTGGCACGAATCAACAAAGAATTAGTTGCAATGAATCTTCTGACCTGTCCAACAAGCAAAGAAGCCGCTGAAAAGTCCGGCATTTCTGTCCCTACGCTGTACAGGCTGAAGAAAGACACGGCATTTCAAAGCGTGTTGCAGAAAGTCAAAGATAATATCTTTGGCGAAACGATGCACAAGGCGCAGGGCTATTGTTTGGAATCTCTGGAAGTTCTGCGAACTGTTATGAACGACAGCACGGCAACCGATTCTTCACGTGTTTCGGCGGCTAAAATCATCCTTGAATTGGGTGTTGCTCTGCATGAAGATGAACATATTGTACAGCGGCTTGCAAGCATGGAAAAGAGGTTGCGGGATGATTAAACAGAGAATGGCAAGAGGAACGCTTTTGAACCGCTTGCGGGAACTGGAAGAATCACAGAAAAACAAACAGGCTATTCCCGTTCTTTTCGCCGATGTTGAAGAAAATGGGCGGCTTTGGGTAGGCAAAAACATAAGCGACAAACATTATTTTGAAAATATGTTTGATGTTGAAGCCTATATGACCGCCTTGCCGGGTTTTACAGAGCAGACCAAAGTTCTTATTGACGATCTGCTTTGTTGGCCAGAGGGTTTATATTTGCCCTCTGATCCGATTCTGTACTTTATGGATTCTGAAAAACGCTCTGATTTTGTCCGTGTAAACACTGATCCCGAAAAACGGTTAGCTCTGTACATCGCCCTAATCAAGCACGTTTTGGAAACCGCTGAAACAAAATCAGCACTTCCCGGATTCGATACCCCCGCATTAAAAGACCTGATAGAAAACATGGATTCAATGAACATTGAACAACTCGTTGAACGCTACAAAGATTCAAAGTGGTTCAACGGAACTATAAAAATATGAGGTGAACAAAATGACTGAACAAGAACGTAATGCCGCATTTACGGCAAAGTTGCCCGAACTGGTAGCCGTTGTGAAAGAACTGCACAGCCTTGCAAAGCTGTCTTTTCCGAACGATAACCCCTATCTTAATTCCAGATTTGGCACATACGGCGATATTTACGCCGAAATCAAAGAAGTGTGCAGATATTTCCGCGTTGATTTTTGATAAAGGAGAAAACGAAAATGGAAAAATCTTATGAAACCTACGCAAAGAAAGCCCTGATGCTCAAGCATACCCACAAGCAGGAAGCCGGGAAAATCCGTGATACCATCGGCCAGATTGATTCTAACCAGCGTCTTTCTGATTTTGGCAAGCGTGAAGCCATTGAAAAGTTGAAAGGCGAAGCCGGAAACTTGAACAAGCAGTTTTCTGATTCTATTCGGGGGCTAATCCGGCAGTTCTGCAAAGAATTTGGCACTTCTTTTGCAGAGGATTACGCAGACCACTCTACCGACGTTGCAAACGCCCTTAAAATCATTGAGATGTGCGGAAGCAAGTTAACCGCCGAACTGCTTCATAGCATTATTGAGCCGTTGAAAGGCTCTCACAAGGCCATGAAGATGATCTACGATGTTCTTACCATCAAATACAGCACTTTTGCCCCGGAAGTCGTTTCTATCCTCAATGAGCGCATGGGAACAACCGCAGAAATCAACGAATATCTTGACCGTCTGAAAGAGCTTGAAGTCGTTGCAGATTGCCCCCTGCTGTCTGATTACGAGATCATCAACGCGGGCTATAACGGTATGGTTCGCTTTGAAGTTCAGAATCGTACTACTTACGCTGTGTGCGCCCTGCCTGATACCATGATGGAAATCGGCAAACAGTATGAAGCCCTTGCCATGAAATACCCGCAGATGTTCACCAATTACATTCCCACCAACGAAGAAATCATTTTGGATGGTCTGAACGGCTGATATTTTTCACACGGCATAATTGAGGATTTCAACCGATGACCGATTTAGAACGAGAAATTTTGCAACAAGATGAATTAGCAATCCGAAATCATCTTGAACTTATCTTGCGTGCCAAAGAAAACGGCGCAAGCAAAAGAACGATTGATACAATGATTTCTCTGGTGACGTATGAAAAAGACCGATATGACGAACGAAAAGCAAAATGGAGTTCAAGTTGAAAATGAAGAGCTTGTAAGGCAGATTCAAGCCGGGATCAATGTTTCTTCCAGCTTGGAACAGCTTTACTTGAAAAACCGTCCTTTCATCTACAATACCGCAATAAAATATTCTAAACAGGCTGAAATAGATGATCTTATGCAAGAGGGGTATTTAGGTCTGCAAAAGGCCGCTTCTATGTACAATTCCGACAATGATGCAAAATTCATAACTTATGCGGGGTACTGGATTCGGCAGTCTATTCAGCGTTATTGTGAAAATTGCGGCAACGTCAAGCGGATTCCCGTTCACCTACTTTCCGAAATTGCACGGTACAAACGCTTTTTAGCACAGTGCCAAAATGAACACATAAATCCATCCGATTTTGAAATTTGCAGAGCGTTAAACATTTCCGCAAATAAGCTGGACAACTTGCGGAAAGCGGCGTTTGAATCGTCCGTTGTAAGTCTGGAATCCCCTGTTGAGGGGGCAGACGGGCTATTATTGGAAGATTCTATCCCCGATCCGTCAAACATAGAAGATGATATTACAGAACAACGAATAGCCCAAATTCGAGATAAAGCCTTGCAAACCTTAAATTGCAAGAAACGGTTAGAAGAAATCGCTTCTATCTATGGCTATATTCCATCCAGAGCGTATAAAGGCGGTTTAAGCTATTTTAATTCCAACGGTTCAAGCACAGAAAGCATTGCCTTGAATCGTATTGAACAGCAAGAAAAAGCGGCTCATCTTGCATATAAGATACACCAAAACGAACAGGCTGTTCAACAGGAATTGAGCATAGATGAACTATTTGCAAAGGTTGTGAGCCTTTGCGAAAGGGGGTGATACAAATGAATCCTAACATTGAGGTGATTACACCTGTTTTATGGGGTGTAAACAGCTTTTACGTTAAAGCGGGGTGGACAAAAGAACTTTTACCCATCCCACAGCCCCCGGATCAGCTACTTACTGGGAGCAAAGACGTTTCTTTAACGGATAACGGCATTATGGTTCTCCACAAAGAATCTGAAATCTATCCAACGTTAAAGAACTTCGTTCCTAGAATCATGGAACATTCCGATGAGGAATTAGTAACTTCCTTGCAAAAAATTTCCTCTAAATCCAATTTGGACAACTACGAAAAGCTATATAAATCCGTTTTGGAGTGGGAAATAAAACGCAGAGAAATTTACTATAAAACTCACCAAACCAAAGTTAATACATCAATTTTTGAAATGCTTATCAAAATGTCTAACTAAAGAATGAGAGGTACAGAAAATGTCTAATTTTTCCTATTTTATGAAAGCGAACAAAAAGGTTAAGGGAAATGTTTTCCACCCTGTCACCGCTTCCCTGTGCGATGCCAACGGCAAGCCCCTTGATTGGGAGTTCCGGCATATCACCTCTAAGGAAAACGATGAAATCCGCGAGGATTGCACCAAAGAAGTTCCCGTCACTGGCAAGCCTAACCTGTACCGCCCCCATGTGGACGGTAGCAAGTACACTAAGGAACTGCTTATCAAGTCCATTGTCACCCCCGATCTGTACAATGTCGAACTTCAGAACAGCTACGGCGTGAAAAAGCCGGATGATCTGCTGATGGCAATGGTGGACGATCCGGGCGAGTACAACGCTCTGGTTGCCTTTGTCCAGAATCTTCAGGGCTTCAACACCTCTTTCAACGATTTGGTGGATGAAGCAAAAAACTAATTGAAGAGGGTGACTGGGAAGCGAGTTTTGCTTTCTATGCCCTCTTAAAATTGCACATCTTACCATCCCAATTTCTTGAAATGGACGAACGGGAAAAAGCGTTCGTGATCGCGTCCATCAAGATCAAACAAGAAGATGATGCAAGGCAGAAAAAAGAGCTTGAGAGGAAAGCAAGCCGGAAAGGACGGTGATTAAATGGCTTCTATCAAGACTTCAATCGAACTGTATGACAATTTTTCTGATCCTATGATGGATATTGTCAACGCCGCAAATGCTGGCACTATCGCTATTGAAAACGTACAATCCGCGATGAATGCGGGCGTAGATATGAGCGGTATTAACCGGGCTACGGCGGCAATGCAGTCTTTTGAAAACACGATGCAAGCCATTGAAGCACCCTCTTTTTCCTTTGGAGATGTAGACACCACCTTACCAGATTTGGGGGTTACAACTCCAAACATTACAGTCCCGGTGATCCCCGTTGTGGAAAGTCAGCCGCAAATTGACGTTCCCGATGGGATCACCGTACCTGTAACGGCGGAAGTTGTGGAGCAACCCCGAATTGACGTACCTACAGGGATTGAAGTTCCCGTGAGTGCTGAAATTACGGAACAGCCGCAAATTGACGTTCCCGATGGGATCACCGTACCTGTTGAACTTTCTGGCGTGTCTGAATCTGAAAAACAGATTCAAGATATTTCAACTAGATTGAACAACATTTTGAACTATCAGAACGCAATTAACAACGTGGGTCAAAACCTATTCGTTATGCCGGGGGATTCGGCGGCAGAGATCGCCGGGATCAACCGAGAGTTAGGCCGAATGCAGACCGCGCTTGATTACTTGAAAACAAACCCGTTTGATCTTGATTCGTCCGTTGCACAGTTGCAGTTGGGCAGTCTGTCAAGCGCGATTGACAACGTGATTGAGCGGCAGGAGCGGCTTAATGACTTGATGGGCAACATTCCCTCACAGGTGTACAGCGCAACGCCCACCGTACAGGATGCCCCACAGGTTGAGCCTACACAAGCCCCGGTAAATGTTCCGTTCAACTGGCAAGCTGACAATATGAACGTGTTTGATAACACGGGCATAGAGCGTTTCCAGCAGGAAATAGAGAGTGCTAATACAATGCTTGTCGCATTGAATAACACTCAGCAGAAGATCGCAGAAACGGCGGCAAGCGTTGACTTGTTCCCCGCAAATGCGGTTACTGATCTAAGCGGTATGCAAAGCCGCTTACAGGCGATTCAAGATCGTATCGTACAGATTGAGAACAACCCCTTAAACATGGGTACTAACGCCGCTAATTCGGAGTTGGAACAGTTGCGGGGGCAGTTGGATCAAGCTGTACAGGCACAGCAAGCCCTTAATAGTGCCGTTGACAATATGGACGTACAGGCGGCGAATGATGCTTACTTGCGGTTATCGCAAACCGTGAGCGGCACAGAACGCTATATCCGTGACAACGTGGACGAACAGGGGCGTTTTAATCAGAAAATCAATGAGGGTACGGCAAACGCCGATAACCTGATGAATACGATTAAGAGTGCCGTTGCAACCTATGCCACGGTTCAGACCGTTGGGGTGGTATTTGACCTATCTGATACGCTGACTTCAACAACCGCCCGTTTAAGCATGATGAATGATGGAGTTCAGACAACTTCTGAACTTATTAACATGGTGTATGCGGCGGCGCAGGATGCTAGAGGTTCTTTTGACCAAATGGCTGACGTTGTTGCCCGCTTTGGCAACAACGCAAGAGATGCGTTTGGTAGTTCGGAAGAGGTTGTTGCTTTTGCCGATCTGATTCAGAAACAAATGACCATTGCGGGTGCATCCACGCAAGAAGCCGCAAATGCGGAATTGCAGTTATCACAAGCACTTGGTTCTGGCGTTCTTCGCGGCGATGAGCTGAACAGTATTTTTGAACAAGCCCCCAACTTGATTCAGAACATCGCGGACTATTTGGATGTTCCCATTGGTCAAATCCGCGAGATGGCGGCAGACGGAGAACTTTCTGCTAGTGTCGTAAAGGCGGCTATCTTTTCCGCCGCAGATGATATTAACAGCAAGTTTGAATCCATGCCGCAAACATTCGCGCAAATTTGGACTTCGTTCCAAAACACTGCTTTGATGTCGTCTCAGCCTGTTTTGAACAGATTGAACGAAATTGCGAATAGTGACGCTTTTCAGCAGTTTGTAAATAACGCTATTGGTGGGCTTTCTGCTGTTGCAAGCGTTTCCCTTGAGATTCTTAACTTTTTAGTGAATGTTGCCGATGTGGTAGCCAACAACTGGTCGTGGATTTCCCCGATCATTGGTGGCGTGACAGCGGCATTGATAGCTTATTACGGGTGGCAACTTGCAAACAATGCAATTTCGCTTGCTTCCAAAGGAATCAAAATCGCTCTTGCGGTTGCTTCGTATGCCCACGCCGCCGCTACTGGCGCAGAGGTGACAGCCACAGCCGCCGCCACAGCCGCGCAATATAGCTTAAATACGGCGTTCCTTGCTTCCCCGGTAACGTGGGTAGTTATGGGTATCGTCGCCCTTATAGCCGTGCTTTTGGCGGTTACAAACGCAATCGCACAGGTGACGGGTGTTACACAGTCCGGCGTTGGTATTATCACGGGTGTTATCGCCGTAGGCGGTGCGTTCATCCTAAATACCATTATCTCCCTGATTAACAGCGTTATCACGCTGGGTGTGAGTTTTTGGAATATGCTTGCCAATTTTGCGGCGGCTTTCGGTCTGATCTTCAATGATCCTATCGCCGCGATTGAAGTTATGTTCCTATCGCTGTTTAACTTCATCGTATCTATCGTATCTTCGGCGGCGGGCATTCTTGATACTATCTTTGGCTCTGATCTGCAAAGCGCAGTTCAAGGATTTCAAGATAAGATTCAAGCCCAAATCAACACCACTGTTGAGAACGCCGGGGGCGACAAGCCGAAAACGCTTAATCCGTCTGATTACACTATGGATCGCATTTCTTACGGGGATGCGTTCAGCATGGGTGCAGATTTTGGAGATGGCGTTGTCGGTGGAATTTCTGACTTTTTCAACAAAACTTTCAACATGGATTCCATTGCACCTTCTGTTGATCTTAGCGATTACACGGCGGGCATTGGTGACGGTGTGAAAGATATTGCCGGAAATACCGGGGCGATTAAAAATTCTCTGGATATTTCAGAAGATGAATTGAAGTATTTGAGAGATATTGCCGAACAGGAAGTAATAAACCGCTTTACGACTGCTGAAATCACCATCAATCAGAGCAACGAAAACCATATTACGAATGGTATGGATTTGGACGGTGTTATTTCTGCTATGGCAGAGGGTTTGGCGGAAGCAATCGACACAGCCGCAGAGGGAATCCACGAATAACAACCATCGTTACATCTTTTTTACGGGGAACTGTGCATCACTTGTACAGTTCCCCTATTTTAATGAACTTTAACCGAAAGGGGAATTTTGCACGATGATTAAAGCGATGCAAGCGGCACAGAAAGCCGCATGAAAGGCCATAGAAAGCACCTACACAGGTGTTATGACGGTATCAGAACGGCAATCCGTTAAAGACCCTAACACCCATATTACCAGTACAAAAGAAGTCGTTGTGTTGGAGAACCAGCCTTGCAAGCTGTCTTTTGAAACCATTGCCGTCACAGTCCAGACCGACACGGCGGCGACACTCTCGCAGGGCGTTAAAGTGTTCCTGTCGCCGGATGTTTCCATCAAGGCCGGATCAAAGTTGACGGTAACACAAAACGGTGTTACCACCGCTTACAAATCAAGCGGCGTTCCCGCTGTATATCCCACCCATCAAGAAATTATGTTGGAACTGTTCACAAAATGGGCTTGACCTCTTGAGAAAAACGCACTTTTGAAAGTTAATTTTCAAAGGTGCGTTTTTTAGTATATGATGTTATCATCTAAGCTAAGATAGCCTAACTCATATACATCTTTCTTTTTCTGCAAACAATCCCGGATGATCTCAACAGCGTTTTCCGGGGGATTCGGATAGCTTGGGAATGTATCACCAAATGCACGGTAATAGCTTTTCATAGCCCTTATAAGCCCATCATCCTGCACACAGTCGGGATGATTCATGTATTCTTCAAACTCTTTGCGTACATCTTCCGGGGCATCATCCGTCAAATGCCAGTTATCTGGCTCATTCACAAAATACGGACTTGTGTAAAAATCGGGCATCGGCATCATTTTATATTGTCCTCTTGACGATCTTTGAAGAAGTCCGCCCATTCGGGGTTTTCTTTATCAAAAATCTGTTTCTGTTCCGGGGTTAAGGCTTTGGGGTAATCAGCGAACATATTGAACACGGTCTTTTTGTCGAAACTAAAAAGCCATTCGCCCACACCGTCCGGCGTGTCTTTCCACCAAATAACGTCCGTAGGATTGTTTTTATACCAGTTATCGGACACTCTAGCCCATGTTTCTTTTACAAGCGTCCCATCCGCTTTACACTCACGGATAACAATGCTTGTTTCCTTGCCCTCATCAACTTCATTGTTTTCGGCATCCAAAAAATGAAATTCGGCGTAATCACCGCCAAAAGGAGTTTTACCGTCAATGCGTTTCAT